GGTTAAGCGACCTCGTGCAAAAAATCCCATTTGGTTTTTCCAACTAACTAGACAAATGAAAATCGAACGCATTAACGTGGCCGAGCTATCGCTTGACCCATCGAACGTCCGCAAACACGACCGCAAAAACTTAGACGCAATCAAGGCTTCGCTGCGTAAGTTTGGTCAGCAAAAGCCAATCGTGGTGGACGCCAAGGGCATCGTGCTTGCTGGCAACGGAACGCTCACTGCCGCAAAAGAACTTGGTTGGACAGACATCGAAGCTACGCGCACGACACTTCATGGCGTTGAAGCCACTGCGTTTGCTATCGCTGACAATCGAAGCGCAGAACTGGCGGAGTGGGAAGAAGACAAACTCGGTGAGGTTCTGCGATCATTGCAGGACGGAGGATTCGATCTTGCCTCAATCGGTTACAGCAAAAGCGATTTTGATTCGTTGGTCACCTCAACCCTTAGTGATGATTACACGCACAAGGTAGATGCGCCGGTTTACACGCCGAAAGGCGATAAGCCGCCCGTAGTGCAGTTATTCAACAGCGAGCGAGCAGATGACCTTCTGAGCAAGATCGAGGCATCAAAAGCACCTGATGAAGTGAAGCGATTTCTCAAGACCGCTGCCGCCCGTCACATCGTTTTCGACTACGGCAAAATCGCTGAGTTTTATTGCCATGCAGACAAGGAGACGCAGGCGCTCATGGAGGATTCTGCGCTGGTGATTATCGATTTTAAGAAGGCTATGCAGCTCGGATATGTAAAACTTAAAGCTGAGATTGCGGACGCGCTCGAAAGAGAAGAGGGCGGAGGCGAGGAGCAGGACGCCGATGAATAAACCTTTTTGCATTTTCATCATCAGCCACGGACGACCCGACAAGGTAGTGACGCTGAGAACGCTAAAAAAGCGCGGCTACACCGGCCCGCTGTTTATCGTCTGCGACAATGAGGACAAGACCATCGACCAATACCGCAAGAACCACGGCGCGGACATGGTATTGGTTTTCGACAAGCCGAATTACGCTTTGCTGGTGGATTCGTGCGATAACTTCCAAAACCGCAGGACAACGACGCACGCTCGCAATGCTTGCTTTGATTTAGCAAAGGAGCGCGGGTTTGAATACTTTCTTGTGCTGGATGATGACTACTTCCAATTCAATTACACGTTCAGTAGGGCGGGCAAATACATCGACAAGGTTCCGAAATCACTCAATGCGGTTTTTTCTGCTTACATTAGCTTCATGGATTGCGATGATAGAATAATGACCGTATGCATGGCTCAAGGCGGCGATTTAATGGGCGGTGCAAATAGCCAGCTAGTAAAAAGCAATAGGTTTCCTTGGTGTAAGCGAAAGGCGATGAACTCGTTTTTTTGCAAGACCTCGCGCCGGTTCTGGTTCTTTAGCCGATTGAACGAAGACGTGAATACATACCTTTCTTATGGAGAGCGCGGTCAGTTATTTATGACGCTACCGGAGTTTCACCTTCATCAGCTAATAACACAAAAGGAAGGAGGCGGGATGGCTGACGCTTACCTTGCAAGCGGCACTTATGTTAAGAGCTTCTACAGCGTGATTGTTTGCCCATCATTCGTGAGTGTAACGGCTCAGAAGGCAATGGGCCGACTCCATCACCAAATCAGTTGGAACAACGCGGTGCCAAAAATCTTGGACGACGCGCACAAGAAGTCATGACCGAGCCTGAGCAATCACCAAGCGAAATCCTCGCGCGCCGCAACGTCCAAAACATTGCGGTAAAGCTTAAGTCTGGAAAAACTCTTAGCACCTCTGAGCGAAAAGCCTTAAACGAATTTCAATCGGAGCAATCCGACGGCTGGGTCAAAGACCTGAGCGCGCTCGCCAAGGAACTCGGTTTGACGCGCCAAGCCGTTTACGACGCGCGCGCTCGCTTTCCAAACGCGCCGAAGAAGCACGAGGACGGCAAGCGCGAGAACTTAGTCGCATGGCAGCAATTCTGCGGCGACAACCTAATCGGTAAGGACACGGCGACGAAGAACCTCGCGGAGCTAAAGGCCCAACTCATGCAGCGCGAGATCAAGCTGCGCGACATGAAGATCGCGCGCGAGGCGGGCGAGACGGTTGCCAAGGAGGTCGTTGATGAAATGTTTTCTACGCTCGCCCAGAAACTCGACCTGCTCCTGCGCCTCAAGCTAGAGGTCGAGCTAGGCCAGCGCGTAATCGGCAAGAACGCAGCCGAGGCGAACGTCGAGGGCGCGCTGATCTTGGACGAGATACGCGAGGTCATCAACTCCAACATTGCGACCTATCAAGGCGAGATGGTCAGTCGCTCGGCTAACATCGAGGAAACGTGACCGATACGCCAAAGTTTAGTCTCGGCGATATGGTCTGGCATCGCACTTGCGGCGACGACGCGGGCATTATCATTGCCATGGTATATCGACCCAACTGCTTGCTGTACCAAGTCGCGTGGGCTGGGCGTTGCGTCGATGATCACTACGAGATCGAGCTGACCGTTGACCGACCTTTCTTTTCATCAACTGGCGGAGCAACCAAAGACGAAGCATGAAAAATCCAATAACAGGAACCAGAGAGGAAGAAACCTTCAATCGCAACTTAGACTTCTCGCGCTGGGTGCGGACGGAGTGTGCAGGCGTGAAACAAAAGTTCACCGCTTTCGACATCGACTGGATTTTTCGTGATTACGGCAGGATGAAAATCCAGATGGTGGAAACTAAAATTAATCAGAACGAATTTAGCGAAGGATTAACTGAGGGTCAGCGATGGTATCTGCCGGAGCTAGCTGCAATTATGGAAGCCGGCATTAAAGCGGGCGCACCATGTAAAGGCTGGGAATGGCATGGTTCTCACTTGCTGCAATTTGAAAAGACGATGCCGACAAACGGTAAAATCTGGTGGGACAAGAGACTTGTTTCGGAATACGAACTCATTCAAATCTTGGAGATGCGATAATGACCGAAGCCGACCGCCGCCTCGCTATCTTCAAACTGCCTAAGCGTGACCGTTCGCCGATCTACGAGTGGGCGCGCAAGCACATCGTGTTGCCCGAGAGCTACGCAACATCTGGACCATTCAACGTGCGCTTGTCGCCGTGGCTAATTCCGATCTTTGACGCGCTCCAGAATCCGCTAGTGCGTCGCGTGCATTTTAGGAAGGCAGTTCAGATCGGCGGCACGCTCGTAGCCGACATTTGGATTCCGTGGATTATCTGCAACGACGCTGGCCCTATCTCGTGGACGATGCAGACCGACGAAATGATTGATCGCCACGCCAAGTCGAGGCTCAACCCGATCTTTGAAAGCTGCAAGCCGGTCGCCAAGATGCTGCCGCGCGCTGGCCCGATGAAGACGACGACCGAGATTTACTTCGGCGGTTTCTTTTTTATCCTAAACCCTGCGAATCTTTCCTCGCAGCAAAGCCAGTCCATCCGCTACAAGGTGAACGACGAGATATGGCTACCGAAATGGCAAGACGTTTATGGTCATGCGGTTGCGCGCGTGTCTCGTTTCGAGGAAGTTGGACGCTCGAAAATCTACAACACGTCGCAAGCTCCTGTCATGGACTTGGAAACTGGCAACGTCGAGGACACGAGCTATCGCTCGGGCAACCAACAAGAATGGAGCGCAGAATGTCCGTCGTGCGCCAAGGTTCATCCAATCGCGTTCACTCTCGAAAAGAACGAGGAGACAGGTCTGCGCGGAGGCGTCGTTTGGGATGCAGCAGCAAAGCGCGATGACGAGACGTGGGACGTGACGCGCGCCGTCGAGTCCTGCCGTTTCCGCTGTCCGCATTGCGGCCACGAGTCACCAGACTCCGACGCTACGCGCAACGCTTGGAAACGCACCGGACGGTTCGTGCCAATGCGACCTGACGCGCCGATTGAGTTTCAAAGTTTCCGCGTCGAGGCTTTAGTCTCGCGGCCAATGCGCCTACTCGTCGAGGAGTTCTGCGCCGCCGATAACCACTTCGTGCGCCAAGGCGACGACAAGATGAAGATCGAGTTCAAGACGAAGCGTGAGGCAAGGCCGTGGATTGTCGAAAAGAAGGTCGTCAACTTGTTCGTGCAAGCGAGCGACTACACCGTTTCGCAATTCTCGAATGGCGAACAGATCGAGGGCGAGGTGATTCGCTTCGCGGCAATCGACCGCCAGCAAGATCACTGGTGGCTAGAGATAGGAGCCTTCTCCTCTGCGACTGGCCCAACCTACAAGCAGCTTTACTTCGGGCGCATTGAGACGCGCGACCAGCTCCGTCAAATGCAGCATCGCTACAAGGTGCAGGACGGATGCGTGGCACAAGACAGAGGCTACCGGCCCGCCGACGTTGACCGTGACTGCGCAGACTTTGGCTGGCGCGGCATGAGAGGACACGCGCGTAAGACGTGGACGATGCGCGACGAGAACACGAACGCGCTGATTAACTTTCCATTCAGCGAGCCGCGCGCGAGTGATTATAGAGGCGGCGACGTGTTCTATTACGATTGGTCAGGCGATTACTTCAAAGACATTTTAGCCAACGCGCTGGAAAATAAAGGCGACCTCAAGTGGCTTATGCCAGCCGACGTCAATCCGCTCTACCTTGAACACCTCAAAGGCGAGTCAAAGGTTGAGATCAGGACAGGCGTCTGGGAATGGCGTGAGGTCAAAAGCAACGCACCAAATCACGGCTTGGACACCTCGGCCATGATGCTCTGCATGGCGACGATTGCAAACGTGGTTCGCTACACGCCGCCCAAGGAGTAAGACCTTTTGACGTTTCGGGCATTAGCAAATGCTCGACAACCCATTTCTCGGACTCGATGGCGCGACGCTGGCGACTCTTAAAACCAAGACACTCGATGCCATTCAAGCCGTGCTGTTAAATCAAAGCTACTCGCTGAACGGAAAAAGTGTCTCGCGTGCGGACTTGGCCCAGCTCAATAATATGCTCGGAAACTTACAGGACGCCATCAACGACGCAAATGGAAGTTCGACCGACACGACCTTCGTTTCTTTTAACGGCAACTAAACACAATCATGGACAACGAGACCTTTGACGCTTCTAAGCTAATCAAGAATCAGCCTTGGCTTGACCGCGCGCTTGAGAACATCGCGCCGACTTGGGCGTTGAAACGTCTGGAGGCTCGTGTTCAGAAATCACTTTTCGAATATAACGCCGCGCGCACTAATCGTCTTTACGCTCCGAAGCAGTACGGCCAGCCATCGGAAAGCACGCAGAACCAGCGCGACCGAGTAGTGCTAATGTGGGAAGCACGTGACTTGATCGACAACGCACCTGAAGTTCGCGAGGTCTCGCGCAAGTTTGGTCTGTATCTAACGCCGCACGAATACTCGCCGACGACTGGTGACCGTGATTACAACCAAACTATCAGCGATTATTTTCACGATTGGTGCAAGCACTGCGATGTAACCAATCGGCACTCGTTTAAAAAGCTAATTCAAATTGCTGCCGAGGAACGTCCGGTGGACGGCGATTGCGGTTTCGTTATTCGTCGTTCTGGAGAAGGCTTGAAACTTCAACTCGTGCCAGCCACGCGCATCGGCAATCCGAACAGCGCAGCGGTCGAGTCCAACAACTATTATCAAGGCATTATCACCGACGACTTTGGTCAGCCGATTGCTTATCGTATCTATCGCGTAGACCGGAATGGAGTTTACTTTGGCGCAGAGGACATTCCAGCAAATCAGTTCTGCCACTACTTCGATCCAAATCGGTCTGATATGTACAGAGGAGTGTCTGATCTAGCGACTGGGATTCAGACTTCGCGGATGCTGCACGAAATTCTTCAAGCCGAGAAAGCGGGCGTGCGATTCTCCTCGCAACAGGCCGCGCTTATCTTCAACGACCGAGGCACTGCGAACCCGCGCAATCTTTTCCAACCAAATCCTGCGCTCTCGCTGCCGAGCGGACAGCAGCAGAAAAACGAGCTGACCGAGGTCGGCATGATTCGCTATTTCCAAAACAGCGACCGCGTGGAAGTAATGCCATCGCGTCCGTCGCAAGCGTTCACCGGATTCGTGCAGCATTTAATGCACGAAATTGCCATGTCCGTGGGCATACCCGAAGGAGTATTATTCGGCACACAAGACTATAAAGGCCCAAGCGTTCGGGCAGAATTTGCCGCAGCTGACCGAGTATTCACGCGCCAGCAAGGCGTCCTCACCGATAAGGTACTCGATCCAATCAAAGACGCTGTCATCCTCGATGCCATCGCTCGCAACGAGATTCCGCCTCCAACGTTGCTTGCGGGCGAGACGATGGTGCAAGCTCTGCGCCGCGCGACAAAAGGCGAATGGCGTTTTCCTGCGAAGCTCTCGATCGATGTTGGCCGCGAGTCCGCCGCGAACATGAACGAGAACCGCCAAGGCGCGAAGTCGCTCCAAGAAATCGCAGCAGAAGAAGGCACGGACGCTTTCTCGAGGCTCGAGCAGATCGCAATCGAGGCAGGTTACGTCAAGGAGTTGGCCGCGAAGTATGGTGTGCCAGAAACCGCTATACGCCTCACGACGAACTCGCTACCTAGCACTCCTGCCGCTGCTGCTGCTGCGGGCGATGCAGTTGGTGCGTCCGCCGCCGAAGCACAGAAGGCGAGCCAGTCGCAAGAACCTGCGCCAGCCGAGCCAGTCACACAAATACAGAACGAATCAAATCTCGTCACGATTGATTTCGCGACTAATACTTACATTCCAACGGTCGCCATCGCCGACAACGCAAAGCGCGCGCTCGAAATCCGCGAGAAGAAGCCAGCCTCGCAACGCGGCATGACGAGCGTGGGTATTGCTCGTGCGCGTGACTTGATGAATCGCCGCCCGCTCTCCGAGGAAACCGTGCGCCGCATGAAGGCGTACTTTGACCGCCACGAGTCCGACAAGAACGGCGAGACTTGGAACGAGCAAGGTAAGGGCTGGCAGGCGTGGATGGGCTGGGGTGGCGAGGAGGGTTATTCGTGGGCGACCGCAATCGTCGAGCGACTAAACAAGCAGGCGGACACTAAAGAACTCAAAGCAGCATCGAGCGAAGTGCGGCAAAGTTTTGCTGCGCTGCAACCACCGGAGCCAGAGGAGTGGCTAGACGCGGTTCAGAATTATCGGAAGAAACAAAATGGCCGCGTCGATGAAATCAAACAAAGCATCGTCGGAGAAAAATCCATCATCGAGTTAAGCAAGACGGTTAAAGCTGAAAACAAATAACATGATCCACACTCAGACTCAAATCGACAACCTAATCGAGCTGGCAATCATTCAGCGCGTCGAGCTAAAGAAGCTCGTCGAATCGCTGCCGGAACTCCGCACGCATCTCTCGGTGGAGATCGAGCGCAACTTAAACGAGATTGAACCAGCGATGCGCGATGAACTGCAAAAGTTCCTCTCGCAAGAATCACAATCCGAGCACGCAAAGCTCGGCAACGTATTAAAGCAAAAGATCGCCGAGCTGTCCGTGCAACTCGAGGACACGACCGCTGCAAAGTATTCCGTGTTGATGGCCGAGCGCGCGGAGAATGAAACGCTTTTGGCTAAGGCTGAAGCGCGCATCGCCGAGGCTGCATCTGCGCTGCCGAACGCGGTCAAAGAAATTGTCACCGACGAACTCTCGCGCTTTCCTCGCGCGGGCGAAATCGACCAGCTGCG